TGGTATGCATACTCACGCTAGAAAACGAACATTTGTTTCCCCCTAAACCAACTTACGAGACAAATAAGAGACAAAATTTGTCTCCTAACCTAATATAAGAGACAGTTTAACATAAGAGACATACTTGCTAGGGTAATAGTCTCCTAATATAATGGTGTATCTTATCAGTGGATCATGTGAATATTGTCTCCAATAATTTGGCTTTACATCTTTTGTGTAAAATTACTGCGAAGTGGGGTAAAAGTGTTGTATCATTTTATTTTATATGTTATAGTTAAATTACATTAAAGGTAATGTAAGGAGGTGTCTTATGAAAAAGAAAAAATATGTTCCAAAAAAGTGGGTGCAAGTAGCAATATTTTATAGTGAAATATTAATAGCTACATTATTAATGATTTATTAAACATATTACAAAATGGAAGTGATAGTCAATGAGTGCTAAAGAGATGTTTGAAAAGTTAGGATATGAGTTAAAAACTAATGATGATATAATGATTGAATATGCTATGAAAAATACTGATGAGTGTATAAGGGTTTATAAAGAACCTTGCTATACAATTAGCAAATATCGTTGGAGTTATTATTATGAAGAAGAAATAAGTTGTGAAATAGAAGTTGAAGAACTGCAAGCCATAAACAAGCAAGTAGAAGAATTAGGTTGGTTAGGAAGTGATGATAATGAATGATGAAGAAATAGATAATTTAATACATCAAATGATTTTTGGTATTCCAAAAGATGATAATAAAAGTATTATCAGTGCCTATGGAAGTATAGATATGGATAATTTAATAGCAACAATAAGAAGGTTAAAAAAAGTTCCTGATATTAATGATTTGATGAAGGAAAATAAAAAATTAACTAACAATTGGAATGAGTTAGAAGAATGGTTGAAAGAAGATATAATTTACAAAGATGAAGTAATAAACTATAAATATCAAACTGTTCTTAACACACAAGTTTTAGACAAAATGAAAGAAATAAAGGATGGTAATAATGAATAACAATGTATATCTAGTAGAAATAAAATTAGGCAATGCTAAAATAAGAAGATATGTATTAAATACAACAACATTGGAACAAATTATGCAAGAAAACCCTGATTATGAATATGTTAAGCTAGTAGAAGATAAGCCAAAGATTAAGAAAAGAGTAAAAAAATAAAGGAGGAAAATAAATGAAAAGTTTAGTTTTAAAAGGAAAAATATCAGAAGTAATAGAAACATTAAGAATATTAAGGAGGAAAAATGAAAGAAATTAATTTAAATGATTTTATTGAATGTACGAGAGATAATATAGCTGACATACAAGATAAGTTAGATGAAATAATACTTAATTTAAATGATATTCCAGAAGTTATTAATCCTATTAAAGATGTTGATAATTTTAAGGATTGTTTAAGATTAGATAATTTAATGACTGATGAATTAGAAACTTTTATTAATAATTATATGAGGTATTATAATGACTAAATTATGGGTGGTAGTAAAAGATACTAACGAAAATAAAACATGGTGGAAGTATTTTGAAAAAGAATCTGATATGGATAAATTTATAAATAAAATAAAATGGATAAAGAATCTATTATTAATAGAAGATAGTAGAGATATAGTATGGAGGTAAATATGAAGAAAGATTATATAACATTAAAACAAATAAATTATTTATTAAATAAAAGATGTGATTTTTTATTAATGATTATGGAAGAAATAAGAGATTATTTAATTGAATGTAAACAAGATAAATCAACAGTAGATATAGATATGTTATTAGATTGGTTAGATTAGGTGTTATTATGATTATATCGTTTATAATAGGTGGGCTTTTTGGTTTTATATTAGGTTGTATAATAAATATTAATAAGGAGAATAATAAATGAAAAAATACATAAAAGACAACAGGGGGTATTTTGAGTTTATTAATAAGTATAAGGAAATATATAATATTATAAGTGTTAAGCCATTAAAAAATAGTATTAAGGTAGAATATGAGAAAAGATAGACTTGATTTTAAATTACTATTATCATAAATATAAAGATACTCCACTTCCAAACTCTGATGAGTTTAGAAAGAGATTTAATAAGGATGAGGGTAAATTTCCATATTTAAATGAGTTAATAGTAATGATTATTAATTATCAAGTTAAAACATATGGATGTACATTACCCGATCCAATTAAGATTATGAGAAAGGATACGAGAAATGGTAAGTATAAGAAAAGCAAAAAAACTTGGTATATATAAAGCTCCTAAATATACTAAGGAGAGATCAATTTTAATGGCTGATACTAGAAAATTAGTGGAGCAAGCTAATAGGAGATTAAAAGGATTAAATCAAGCTGGATACAAAGGAACATGGGCTGGTAAGAAACTAGCTGAAAGACTTGATACTAAAGTATTAAATGCATGGAGTAAACAGGGTAAAATTAAAGTAAATAAAACATTAACTAATACACAACTTAAAGCAATACAAAAGGCAACACAACAGTTTTTAACATCACAAACAAGTAAAGTTAGTGGAATTAGAAAAGTAAAAGAATCTACATTAGATTCATTAAGAGCTACATTATCTAAAGATATTGAACTAGATGAAATGGATGTAGAGACAGCATATGAAATGTTATCAAATAAAGATTTTGATTATTTTAATAATGCTGATAGAGTCGGAGCATCTACAATGTGGGCTTTAATTGAAGATGCTAAAGAATATAATCAGAGTGAGGATACATTTATAAGTAGATTACTTAATATGTATGATTCCAGTAATGATTTAGATGCAATTGAAAGAGCCAAAAGATTATATGATAGATATATTTTATAATGGGGTGATACTATGTTATATTGGGATAAATTTACACATCATGAGCCTAATATCTTAGGAAAAAAGAAAAAATATGATGGTACAATTTATTCATTTGACATAGAAACAACTTCTTATTATGTTTTATATGGAAGACAATATAAAGCAATTGATTATTTAAAATTATCTGAAAAAGAAAAACATGATAGTATTCCAATGGCTCATATGTACATATGGATGTTTGGAATAAATGATACAGTATATTATGGGAGAACTTGGGATGAATTAAAATTATTCTGGACTAAATTAAATGAGTGTGTTCCAGAAAAAAAGTATGTATTTGTACATAATTTAGCATTCGAATTTCAATTTCTTAAAAGTGTTTTTGATTTTGAAGATGTAATGGCTAGGCGTAGTCATAAGGTAATGACAGCTTTTATGCCTGCATATAATATGTTATTTAAATGCTCTTATATGATGAGTAACTGTGCTTTAAAATATTTACCTAAATTATTTAATTTACCGGTAAATAAATTAGTGGGAGACTTGGATTATTCATTAGATAGGACAAGTATTACTCCATTATCAAATACTGAGTTAGGATACTGTGAAAATGACTGTCTAGTAGTTTATCATTATATATTAAATGAATTAAAAACATATGAAGATGTAAAACATATTCCTACAACATCAACTGGTAAAGTTAGGAGAGAATTACAAGATTTAGTTAGAACTAATTTTAAATATAGAAGAATTGTTTATAGAGCAATTAACACTGATCCTCATGTATATAATATGTTACAAGATGCTTTTATGGGAGGATATACGCATGCTAACTGGATATATACTGATGAAATAATAAAGAATGTTGATTCATTTGATGAAACATCAGCTTATCCTTATGTACTTGTTACTTGTAAATTTCCATCTAGTGAATTTAGAAAATGTAATATTCATACTAGGGCTGAAATGAGTAAAAGATTATGTTATTTAGTAAGAGTTAAATTTATTAATATAAAATGTAAGTATTTTAATAATTTTATAAGTGCTAGTAAATGTAAAAATATTCGTGGTGCTAAATATGATAATGGTAGGATAATTGAAGCTACTGAACTTGAAATGACTTTAACTGATATAGACTTTTATTTTATACTAGATACATATACTTGTAATTATGAAATATTAGAGTGTTACTATGCAACATATAACTATTTACCAAAAACATTTATTAATTTTGTCTTAGATAAATACGAAAATAAAACTAAGTACAAAGATAATCCAGAGTATGAATTAGAATATCAAAAAGAAAAAAATAAATTTAATAGTTTATATGGTATGAGTGTTACTAATATGATAAGGGATGAGGTAGTTTTTGATAATGAATTTAAAACATGGAGTGAAATAGAATTAACTAATGATGAGATTATAGAAAAACTAAAAGAAGAAAAGAAAAAAGCATTTCTTAGTTTTGCCTATGGTGTATGGGTAACAGCATATGCTAGAAATAATTTACTTCGTAGAGTAATTGAACTTGATGAGTATGTAATATATTGTGATACTGATAGTATTAAATTAAGACAGGGATATGATAAAAATATCATAGATAAATATAATGAAACAGTTAAAAATAAAATAGATTTAGTATCTAATGTACTCCATATAGATAAATCTAGATATGCTCCATTAGATATACATGGTGTAAGCCATATGCTTGGTGTATTTGAATCAGAAACTAAGGAGGGGCATAATTATACATATGATGAGTTTATCACACAGGGAGCAAAGAAATATGCCTATATATTAGATAATAAAATAAAAATAACAGTAGCTGGTGTTCCTAAATCTGGAGCAGTTGCTTTAAAAAGTTTAAGTGATTTTAAAGATGATTTTGTATTTGAATATAAAGATACTAATAAGAATTTATTATTTTATACTGAGAATCAAGCAAAGTTTGAATTTACTGATTATTTAGGATTTAAAACTATTGTATCAGATAAGAGTGGATGCTGTTTACTTCCTAATACATATAAACTTAGTAAGAGTTTAGACTATGTTAATTTAATTAATGATGAATCTAGTAAAAGAGCTAGATTTAAGGAGGGGACTAATGATTAAGATATTAGATAAATTTAGATTATGGATTAAAAAATTTAATAAAACATTAAAAGAATTAGATACATATGATAGAGTATATTTTAATGGTAAATTATTTAGTTCTATCATATTTGTATTAAGTTTATTATTAATAGGATGTCTTATAATGATATTTATAGTATTTAAATAGGAGGGATAAAAATGGATGACTTGGAATATATAAAAAAGTTTTCAAAAATAACAATAAAAGATGTTTGCGAAAAGGCTAATGTAGATAAATCAAATGTATTTAATGGAAAAGCCAGTAAAAAGAAAATAAATAAAGTAAGAAAAAGAATTGAATCTGAAGTTGCTAAATTATATATAGTAGATGATTCTAATGGCTAATAGAGAAAAAGTCCATTACAATATTGATTTAATAGATTCACTTGGTGCTAATATTAATTTAATATATGGAGAAAGAGCTAATGGTAAAAGTTATCAAGTAAAGCATAAAAAAGGAATTTTAAAATATTTAGAAGATACTATTAATTATCATGATCCATATAATAATAAAGGCAATATAATAAAGGAATGTATTAAAGCAGGAAACAGATTTGTATTAATGAGAAGATGGCGAGAAGATATAACATCAGAGTGGATAGAAAAATATTTTGATGATGTAGATATTATAAAATTAACTGATAATAAATATAATTGTGTATCATTATTTAAGAAAAAAATATATTTAGCATTTTATAATACTGAAGATGGTAAATTAACTAGGGGAGATGTAATAGGATATGCTGTTGCATTATCAACTGAACAAAAATATGCTGGTGCAAGTTTTTTAGATGTTACTGATATTATATTTGAAGAATTTATGGCTAGAGGAATTTATATCAACTCGGAGCCGAGCAAGCTCATGAATTTCTATAGCACAGTTGACCGCAAAAGAGGAACTACTAGATTATGGCTAGTGGGAAACACAATAACTAAAGTATGTCCATATTTATATGACTGGGGACTACTTGATATTGTTAAAAAACAAAAACAAGGAGAAATTAATACATTATGGATTCCTACAGGCGAATATGATGAAGATGGTATTCCAGTAGAAGTAAAAGTTGCCATTGAATATTGTAAATCAACAGGTAACTCTAGTTATATAATAGGAAAACATAAAAACATGTTAAATAAAGGAGAATGGCAAAGTGATCCTCAACCACACTTGCCAAAATCATATAAATGTTATAAAATGTTATATAGAATAATATTTCAGTATCAGGGCTTTAAATTTATCGGAGAATATTTACTTGATAAAGAAAGTAAAGATGTTTGTTGGTTTATATATCCTTATGATGGAAATATAAAAGATAAAATAATAGTATTCTCTGATACAATTAAAACAAGTCCATACTGGCAAAAAGATATATATAATCCTTTAATTAAAAACGAAAAATTAAGAGATTTATTTAAAACATTTAAAGAAAGTAATATATTCTATGCTAGTGATATGTGTGGTACTGATTTTAAACAAGTAATTGATTTTACAATTAAAAAATAGAAAGAGAGGTAATTATGAATAATACAAGAAATTCTGTTGTAATATTAGCTAAAAATATTAATATGGATAAAGAATATCAAAATATTATAGATTACACAGAACAGCAAATTGTTGACTTATGCATAAGTCAAGATCATTTAGTAGCAAGACAAAATAATTATAGTTTTTTAAAAGTAGGAGAGAATAGAATAAGTGTAGGACTATCTTATAATACATGTCTAAGTGCTAATTATCTATGTATGCAAAATCCACATTATAACAATAAATGGTTTTTTGCTTTTATTGATAGAGTTGAATATAGTAGTGAAAAAAGTACTATTATCCATTATACAATAGATGAAATTAGTACATGGTGGAGTTATTGGACTAGAAAAGTATGTTACGTAGAAAGAGAGCATGTTAATGATGATACAGTAGGATTACATACTATTCCAGAGGGATTAGAAACAGGAGATTATATATGTAATGCAACTGATAGTTTAATATTTGATGAATATGTATATATGATGCAAGTATCAGAAACAGCTACTACTAGTCAAAAATTATATGCTGTAAATGTAAATGGTATATGGATGAGTGGTGGATTTTACATATTTGATAATATTAATAGTATGATTTCAGTTATGAATGCAATTACAAAGGATGATGTTATTAAAAATGTGTACATAGTACCTAAATATTTACTTAATACTGAAAATTTTAATACATTATGGGATGGACAAGCAACACCTATTTATGTTAGTAAAACAGTAGGACAGCAAACAAGTATTGATGGATATGTTCCTAAAAATAATAAGGTTTTCTGCTATCCATATAATTATTTACTTGAAACTAATAATAATGGTGCATCTAATGTACTAAAATATGAACAATTTAATGGAACACCACAATTTAGTATTGGAGGATGTGCTACAGTTGGAGGATCTATTGTATCTATACCTAATAATTATAAAGAGGGAGACGAAACTAATATGTTAATAGCTGGTAAATTTCCTACTTGCTCATGGAGTGAAGATGCTTATACTAACTGGCTAACAATGAATGCTGTTAATGTACTAGGACAAGATATAGATCCAGCAACTGCTGGCTATGCAATGTCAGCTATTCAGGGCATTGTAGGTGCTGGAATGATAGCAAGTGGAAATCCTGTAGGAGCTAACTTAGTAGGCTCAGCTTTAAGCAATGCTTTTGCAACAGCTCAAGCAGTAGAACAACATAAAAGAATTCCAGATACATTTAAAGGTAATATTAATGGTGGAGACTTTTTAACTGCAGGACATAGAAATGGATTCTATTTTTATAAAATGAGTATAAAAAGAGAAATGGCAGAATCCATAGATGCTTTCTTTACTAGATTCGGTTATAAAGTTAATGCTTTGAAAACTCCTAATTTTACTGGTAGAAGATACTTTAATTTTGTAAAAATTGCAGGTGGGGAGATAATAGGATATTCTACTAATAATATAGCTGTACCTGAATCTAGTATGGATGTTATTAATAATGTATTTAGAAAAGGAACTACTATATGGCATGATCATTCTAATATAGGTAATTATAATTTAAATAATACAATTATATAAAAAAGAACTCATATGAGTTCTTTTATTTAATTAATAAATATGGTAAATATGCTTTAATATACTGAATAATAGCATTAGCTCCTAAATTGTTAGGATGTATTCTATCACTATTCATTTTATTTGTATCTTGTGTTACACCATCTCCAGTTGATAGGGCATAAGCAATATCTATATATTCATATCCACTATTTCTAACAAAATTATTAATATATGTTAGTGTCTCTATATTATCAGTATCTAATACTCTAGGACATGTTGTTAAAATTGGAGTAATATCTAAACTTTCTAATATACTAATAATATTATTCATATTACTAATATATTGTTGTTGTGTAATATATCTATCATTAACACCAGTATTAATAATGCAATATTCAGGTTTAGTGTATAATAATTCATTTTTAATTCTAGCTAATATATTACTTGAATTATCTCCACCAGCTCCACTGATGAATAATTCATCTTCAAGTATATCTTTCATTAATCTAGCATAAGAGTTATTATATGGTCTTGAAAAGTTTTCAACATAACTATCTCCAAAAATTGCTACTTTAGGATATTGATTATTAGAAACAAGTTGACTAATTGATGTAAATACAACAATTCCTTCTCCTACTAATACCATTGGAGAACCCCATGCTCTAGCCATATTATTAGTGTTTACTACAGTATCATTTTTATCAGTATATAAATGAACACTACATACTTCATTTGGAGTTTTAGCATTAAATAATTCAATTGTAATATCATATATTGATATTTTATTGATTCTTATACAATATATATCGTTATTAGCAACATTAAAATCAAAATTTACATGAGCTTTTTCAATATTCGTATTATACCAATCTGTTGAATATACAATTAATTCCTTTGTAGCTGTTTTTATTCTTACTCTTAATCCAGCATCTGTCATTTGATTAAATTGCCTACAGTCTAATCCTACTGAAAAATCGCTATCTTCATTACATCTAAATCTAAATGTACTAATTGAATTATCTGGACATATATATTTTATATATTTTAAATAGCCATTAGATATACTATATCCATCACTTACAGGACTAACTCCACTATTAGATTTAATAATTCTATCATCATTTGGATGTGTACTTAAATCTAAATTACAATAATATTTAAGTTTAGTATTTTTTACTAATTCTTTTGGTGTTATTTTATCATTAATATAATAATTTTTATCTAAAGATGTAAATGTATTTTCACTAATAATTAAATCTTTTTTATTTCCTAATCTAGTTGAAGATCTCAAATATATAGCATTATTAGGAATATCTACAATATTATTTATATTATTAATAGAACTTGTTATTGGATTATAATAAAATCCACTTATATATTGTTTATTCATATCATAAAATGCTAATTGACAATAAACTGGAGTTAAATATAATTTTTCTCTATTATTGATTAATGTATAATCACTATAACACATACTATCGCTATTAGCTAATATTCCATCATTATAACCGATATATCCACCATTAATAGGATTACTGAATAAATTACTTTGTGATATATCTAGTAATTCATTTTTAGAAACACTTTCAATACATAATAACATTGTTTTATTAGCTTTATCAATGGTATCTTGACTAATAGGATTAGTATTATCAGCATTTTTAATAAATATAGCATACTTATAATTACTACTACATTCAATTGTTTTATAATAATTATTAGAAAAAGTATTATCTAATCTTCTATTAATAGTTTGTGTAATAGGATTTATTTCTAAAAAATCATAATTAATTTGTCCTATATTATAAATATGTAATGTTCCTTCTATATCTAATAAATTAGAAATACCTCTTTCAGCATTTGCATTAAATACTATTCCATTACTATATATTCCAGCTTGTATGTAAAATGGAATTAATTTTTTATATTTTAATTTATTTATTGAATTATCATAATCTATTCCTTGTGATAATCCAGTATATTTTAAATTATTTGTTATATTATAAACTACCTTATTAGCTACTGAATTTATGCTATCTTCTTTTAAGAATAAATCACTATTACTAGATAAATATGTGCCACCAGATGTCCATGTATTAGTGCTAGTATTATAATAATACCAATTATTATCAGCTAAAACAACATATATTTTAGTATGATCTGGATTTGCTGTTGTTAAATCATTTACTGTATTATAAACACCAGCTGGACTTCCACTTGTAACACTATTAATTTTATTTTCCATTATATTTATTCTATTATTTTGCGAATCGACTTCACCATTTATATTTTGTGTAAAAGAATTATAATTTGCTTGACTTTCTTCAGTAAAACTATTAAATAAAGGATCAACATAATTCTTAATTATATTAGTTAAAGTACCATCTTCAGCCATTTCATCAAGTTTTTTATTTATTTCTTCTTGAACATCTAAATTATCAAAATAATCATGAACATAATTATATAAAGTTTGAAAATCAGATTCAAGTAAATTAACATTATCTACTGTTGTATTTAAATATTCTACAACTTTACATAATAGTTCATAATTAGTAATAGCATCAAAATCTTCATCTATAAATGGAAAACTTTGTAATACTTGCATTTTAAATGGTGTTAATCTTTTAAAATTATTTTCATTATTCATTTTATCCCTCCTTATACTAATCCATAAAATAATGAATCTAAGTCTTTAAATATTAGAGAATATATATTATTAACATTCTCCATAAATTCTTTATATATCCTAATTTTATCACTAGGACTTCTTGTAATTGTCTCATTAGTTGTATTGGCTGATGTTCCAGATGAATTAGATGTAATTGTACCAGCATCAATATTTGTATCATAGTTATAGTCAGTCATATAATTACCATCTCTTACATCTTCTATTTCATTTTGTGGCATTTGTGAATTTCTTCTATCAGATGTACTAGATGAATTATTAGCTGTTGTATTATTTAAACTATTAGAGCCATTATCAGTTTGTACTCTTGTTGTTACTTCTCCACCACTATATAAATCCCATCCATCTAACATATCAAATAATTTATTATATCTAGGCATTATCTCATTTAATTTAACATTAAGTGCTATCCTAAATTCAGTAGGTGTATCAAATCCTATTCTTCTATGAATATAATGATTTAATATCATTACTTCAAAATCTTCTTTATTTACTTTATTTGATAATGGATAATTAAAATTAAATATAGTAGTTCGTGATCCTTTTGCTAAATTATAAATATTTGTTTTTTCTTCTTTACCATAATTACAAATACTATTCATTAAACTTTTTAATGTTGGAGGTAAGTCACAATTAGTTGGAAGCCATGGCATTATCGGAAATGGATACCACATTATTATCTACCTCCTTTTCAATATATTCGGTTGCTTCTTTTTCAGTAGTTGGAATACCATCATAATATCTAACTTTAATATCTAAATTCCATTTTTTATTTATTTCTTTTAAAGCTCTAACTCTTGGCTCATATCTTGAATATCTACTAGCAATTGTACCACCTAAACTAGCTGTCATTTCATCTTGTATTAGTCTTTCTTTTTTCTGTTCTACTAAATTAGCAATACCAATTAATCTAAAGAACTCAGCCCATTCTTTTTCTAGGTGCATATCAACTTTATCAGCAATATAAGGTGCTGGAGCCATTACTGCTTGAACATCATCTAAATCAATATTATCATAAGCAAGTACTGTTTCAATGTTGCCATCATAATCATTTAGTAAATCTTCAACTGTTCTTTTTTTATCAGAATTTGTAAGCCATATTCTAGGCGTCTTTTGTTGTGAAATATTAACATCAATAACTCTTTTACATAAAGCTATTCTTTCACTAGATTGTTGGATATCTAATAAAAGTGGATATCTTCCATTATTATCATACATAATAACAAATTCGCCCTGCTTTAGTTGTCGTGTATATCCATTTGATCCATATACTTGTATAGTCTTTGGTCTACCATATACATCAAGTGTTCCCATATTTGTATAAGGTAGTGCAAGTAATCCTAATACTTCATCCATAAAGAAAGCAATTGATCCCTGTCTAAGTAGTACACCATTTAAATATGATACATCAATATATTCAGGTAAATTAATAAACTCAAATACATTTTCTGCTAATGTTTGTAATTGTCTACGATACATCATGACAGTTTTAAAATTACTCAATTGTGAATTTACTAGTTTCTTTTTCATATTATAACTCCTTTCTATAAAATAAAATAGGGAGGGATTTCTCCCTCCCTAATGGGGTGATATAATTTAGGCAACTGTAACAACTGCTGTATTAGATTTAGTTGAATCAAATACTGAAGTTGCAGTAACAGTAATACTTTCAACTGTTGCATTTGCTGGTACAGTTAATTTACCACTAGCAACATCTATTCTAACACCATCAGCATATGCTGTTGCATCAACAGCCCATGTTACTGATTTATTAGCAAATCCAGTAGTAGCAACAACTGCTGATAGTTCTAGACTTTGTCCAGCTGTAACTGTTGCTGTTGCTGGAGATACTGTAACACTTACTACACTTGGA